TTTAAAAAGCCTAGAGATCTCATCATTAGACAATTCTTCCAAATTTTTTTTAGCGTTCATCCTTAATCCTATCTTATTATATAAATAAAAGTGTAAAAATCAACATGGCAGGATTTTTATCACAAGACCAAATAACAAAAGTCCAAAATTTAGCAGCGACTTTGCACACTACGTTTGCTCGAACTATCACAGTCTATAAAAATGCTAAAAAAACCTTAATTGCATCTAATGACTCTTGGAATTCTCTTTACAGGAGAACTAATACTGGCTCGAACTCATCTGTAGAATACACCACAGAATCTCAAACTTTTAGCGCGAGAATCTATTATGACAATATGGATACGGCTTATTTGACAGATGATGGTCCAGCAGACCAAGCGGGGACTCAAAACAAAGTAGTTGTCCCTGATGGTTCAGTAAAAATAGTTGTAGAGCAAGATGGTTACAATTACATTAGCGAAGCTAGAAGAGTAGAATTTGATGGAAATAAATTTATCATAGAAAGCGATGGCCAACCTAGAGGTCTAACATCAAATCAATTTTATACCTTCGTTCTTAGCCCTGTAGATTAATATGGCTAAATTACCGTTAGATGTGCAACAAGCGTTGCAAAGACAAGCTCCAAAAGAGCTTAGAAGAAATTTCGAAAAAGAAATAAAAGATAAATTCAAAAAAATAAAAAATGAATTAATAAAAGAGTTTTTATCTGACCCTGTTACAATAGAAATCTTACAGGGATCTGGTGGGACTAATATTAGTGGGACTTTAGGTGGGGTTAGTAATCTTTTTGCATTTATAGGTTTCAGCTCTGGAGAACAACCAATATCTCCTATCTTGCAGTCTTTAGAAAACATACAAATTACATACAATAAAGAAATCCGCAAAAGAGGTATTGGAGTAGAATTTGATGTTTCTATGCCTACAGCTCAAGATATTTTCTCGATTACACCTCTACCTTGGGCTAGTGGAAGAAGCTGGGCAGAAGGTATTGAAAGGGGATTGTCAGGATTAGGCTATTTATTACGTAAAGATGGAGGAAGATCAGGCGCAGCAGTCCAAAGTCGTGTAAACAAGATAAGAAGCGGAAGGTTTCAAAACAGACCTTATATTTCTGCTTTAATCAAAAAATATACAAAAAGATTCGAAGATCTGCAATGAAAGAACAATTCCAGCATAAATTAACCACATCTTTCTTTTTGTGGTTCGATAATTTCCTTTTAACAAAAGGCGAAGCTTTCAGCAATAAAACTGGGCAGCTATATTATTACGAAGATCCTCGATTGGATTCTAGATATTCAGCTTATGGTAGCCCCTATAAACAATGGGTTACAGATTCATCTATCGCTGGAGCCGTTATACCTACAGGGGTTTCCGTTGTTGGATCTTCTACTTCTGGTAGAAACGATGGAGTAGTTTTTGATTTTGAAAATGGCAGAGCTTTGTTTTCTGGAGACAACACAAGTATGACAGTCACAGGAGAGTTTGCTGTAAAAGATTTTAGTGTTTATTTAACAAATGATACGGAGGATGACTTGATTGTAGAAAATAAATATGTTGTAAATTCAAGAATCCCATCTGGACCAGAAACATATATCCAACCTTACGATGATGTAGTCCCAGCTATATTCTTATCTGTCGCTCAAGCCGAAAATGATCCATTTGCTTTGGGTGGTATGCAAAGGACAAAAACACAGGCAAAAGCTGTCATTCTAGCAGAAGACACCTACCAATTAGATGGAGTAATGTCTATTTTTATGGATTCTGTAGACGAAGTTATAGCAGCTATACCAATGTCAGGATACCCCATAGATGAGTTGGGGGACTTAAAAGAGGGCAGCTTTAATTACACAGGACTTGCGAGTAATTATGAAGATGTAACTAAATTTTGTGTAGAAAAAGTAAGAACATCTAAACTAAGCGATAGAACCAGAAATGTATTAGCAAATGAACTATATGTAGGGTTTATAGATTTTGATATAGATCAATACAGATTACGCTTCCAATAATTTCACATTTTAATAATAAAACTGTAAACAAAAGAAAGAATCTTTAATTATGGCCAGAAACAGAGTAATTTATCAATCAGAAGGACTATTTGTTAACAATGTAGCATCTTCGGGATCTGCGGAATCATCAGAGCAGCTTGCCCGAGTACAGAGTGCTAACTATAGTTTTACAATCAACAGACAAGACATCAACCAGTTTGGAGACTTAGCGCGAATTGATTCGTTAGTTCTCGATCCTCCCACAGTAAACCTTGACTTTAGCTACTATCTTACAGACGGATTTAACGAAAGAGCACTTGGGTTCTTTGTCGAACACACTGGAGTTAAGGCAAGTAGTCAGCGATTCGCTAATGCTGATCCAAGTACACAAGGCAATTTCGCTTCAGGTCATTTAACATCTAGTTCTGGAGCTAACTTTTATATCGCAACATCTCCTAATGGAGAAGACTTAAACAAATCTACACCAGTCTCACTTGGTACTAATGACACTATTATCGGTATTGGTAACTGTTACATCAGTGACTACAGTGTAGACATGTCTGTGGGATCGATTCCGACTGTAAGTGTTACTGCTGAAGGCGCTAATATGAACTCTGTTACTTCTGGTGATGGTTTCCAAAACCCCGCAGTTGATCAGGAGGATGGTACTCAAATTACTACAACTGTTGAGCTTCCCAATCCTAACGTAAGTGGTGGTTTGGATGCTGCGGGTGTAGGCGCTATTTCTGCATTACGCCCAGGAGATGTTACCCTTAGTTTAACTAACGCTCAAGCACAATCATTAGTTAAAATTCAAGGAGCAGATGGAGCGCATGTTCAGAGCGCTTCTATTTCAGTTCCTCTTTCCAGATCTCCAATCGATAGACTCGGAAGCAGATTCCCATTTGCAAGAGAAGTTGATTTCCCAGTTAGCTGCACATTGAACGTAAGTGCTATCGTTTCGGATGTTCAAGCTAAAAACCTAGCAGCTATCCTAGACCTTGGAGAAGTAGACGCTAGTATTACTATTAATGATCAGCAAGCAACTCCTAAACCAGCAGTTAAGTATGATTTGAAAGGTTTGAAAATTGACAGTCAATCATTCTCCTCTAGCATTGGATCAAACAAGACTGTAGACCTTACATTCTCTACTCAAGTCGGTGGTCCAAATGACACAGCTAATGGAGTATTTATGAGCGGATGTGGATTTAACAAAGTATTTGTATAATAAAATGTCTCCAAAAGATTCTAATATTAAAAAAGAAAGTTTATTCTCCCCGAAAGGGGAGGATGAAACTCCCGATCCCATTAAAAAAAGTAATGATTTTACTGGCAAACTAAATGATCCTAACGTCCCCATGAGACGAAAGAACAAAATCTGTAATGACGGTAAAGATTGGTTTGATACCCATCCAGACGCATAATAAAATAAGTGCTTTTAAAAAAGCCGTTCCTTCGGGAGCGGCTTTTTTGGTTTAGAGACTAAATATAAGTCACGCCAACTCCACTTGCATCAATACCACCTAGTTGTCTGGGTTGAGCTTGGTATATATTATATTGTGCAGATAGCTGTGTGACTCTATCCATGCAGTCGTTGGCTAGTCCTCTGTATACTTTTGATACCTCATTGCGATTAACGAACGTCACAGCGCTTTCTCCGTCTCGTAGAGACAATACGTTGTCTCCACTAGCAGTGGAAGTTGTAATGCCTCTAAGGGCGTTTCTCGCTTGCTTATTGTAGTAATTAGAAAGGTATAACTCTTTTAATACACTCTGGGCCTCGATATCCATTTCTCCATATGTGCCGCTAGCTCCAGCTCCACTAAAGTTGGTATATAAGTAAGTGTTTACTTGTCCTAGATTTTCAAACAACCACCCACTGACATTAGATACAGTGGCAATTCCTGTGTCACCGTCAAATTCTGTGACAACGATTCCTGAAGCGAGATCTTCTAATACGTTCGGCATATAGTGTATTACACAATCTTTTAGTATTTTAACTGCCTAACCAATCAAGAAGTTCTTTATGTTCTGGATTATTTGGGTCTAGTTGAATAGCTGGAACTGGTTGGGGCGCTGTAGCAATATTACTTCTGCTTTGATATCGATTAAACTCTTTAATAATATTATCTCTGACAACTGATCCATCATAGTAAGGATTCACTCCCACTTTCCTAGAGAAAGCTTGTAGGTCTGCCTTACTCATTCTGTTTAAGTTGTCTTTTAAAACCTCTAAATCATTTGTTCCAAAAGAGTTAGTTTCTCCAGTCCCAAAAATGACCTCTATTTCTTGCACAACCTCTTTGTAACGGGCTGTGCTAGTCTCTCCATTTTCTCTAAGCTCCTCTAATTCCTCTAGAAGACCCTTTTTAGCAGGTTTCTCTTGCCCTGTGGTTACTTCTTTAAATGATGCTTCTTTCTTTTTGGCCATATAATATTATATACACTTAATTAATAAATTACAAAAAAAAGCCGCTCCCGAAGGAACGGCTTTCTTTATAAGTGATATGGTTGTTATTAACCTCCCTTGATAAGTCCAAGAAGAACACGGTTGTCGAGGACAACTCGTCCTTCTTCAAGCTGACCGTAGTAACCAATCTTGTTCTGACGAACGCTATACTGGTCATCTGCGATAAGATTAAGCTCACTGTTGCTATCTGGATCAGTAGCAACAACACGCATAAGTGAATCGCGAGTACGATCAACACCGACGATGATTTCGTCAGTTGCTCCTGCGAACGCTGCGTTTCTAGCACCGTCATAGGTTTTATAGGTCGCAGCGGCAGAGGCAGTGCCAAAGATAGTGTTAAACTTCTCTCCTTTGCCCATCTCGTTGAATTCTAAGATGTTCACACCCATGAAGCTATCAAGACCTGCGTTTTGATAAAGCTCGTTGCGGAGCTGCTCTGGAGCAGCGATACCTTCCGAGTTAGTAGCGGCGGCAGCTTGTCCAAGAGCAGCAGTAGTGTTAACTGGATTGTAAGCCATTGCGCGGATGCTTCCAACAACCTCTGGAGAACAAACGATATCAGTGATACCGCGAGTACGAGTAGTAGGAGTTCCACCAATCCAAGAAGTGTTAATACGCTTTGCAAGAGTCATGAGCTTATTGAAATCATCAATAAGAACAGTGTCTGCGGTAGCAGTTCTGAAGATTTGCTTATTCTCAAATAAAGGAGACGTTTTAATCGAAGCGCCAGCAAGTGAAGCCATAAGAAGAGTAGCAGAAGTGCGCTCTTGCTTAAGAAGGATCTCTTGGGCAACACGGGTAAAGGTCTTACCAACAACATCCATGCGGCTCTTCGCTGCGTAGCGTCGATCAAAGTCAACAGCGGCATCAAGAGTATAAGTAGCTAACTTAAGCTCGGAAGCTGTAGGAAGCACTTGGTTACTTGGGAGACCACCTGCATGACTCTGACTCCACACCTTGACGTAATCTTCGTCGGAGATGTCGTAGTAAAGATCAAGCGGGATGCTTGGATTGTCATCCGCATCAAATTGAAGCGAATTGAAAAGGTTGCTCACAGTAGGAGCTTGATTGAGAACCTCGGCCAAAACTGGTCCGATGAATTCAGCAAGTGCTACTTGAGCCTCGTATGCCACAGTGCGGTTACGAGAAGCCATAGCTTTTACAAGCTCGACTTGTTCTGGAGTTCTTTTTAAAGTAATTTTCATGTTATAAAGTCCTTTCTATTTATTAGTTGCAGTCAATTGAAACGACGATGTAATCACCAGCAAACTGATCAGTGGTAGGACCAACGCTTGCACGGGTTCCTGTTCCAAGAACGTGTCCGAAAGCTTTAGCAGTGCCGCGAGCAGCACCAGTAATTTTTCCAGCGGTGTTATTAGAAGCAATGATAGCAGTTCCTGGGGCGTAACTAGAGGTAGTTCCATCAAAAGCAGCGGCTGCTAATGTGAAAATTCCTTTAGTAACAACTGGAACAGCTTGCCCTGGAAGCATCGCTTGCAGTTCTTCTTGTTTCTGTGGATTGTAGAGCAGCTTCTCGCCGTTCTCATCGTTTTTTGCAGTTTGATACAGTGTCATACCCAAGGGAACATTCCCAGAGGCAGAGGTAGTGATCTTAATATTGACTTCAGGATACATATCAGCAGTCCCAAGAAACGGATAATCACTCTTACCTAAGTAAGAATTCGTTTGATAGGTTACTGGATCGTTATCGAAGTTTCCGTCGTGTACTTTCACGAAAACGCCAGCATCGCCAGCGCCTGTGTCAGTAGTGCTTGTGAGAATATCCGCATCTTTCAGCGCATACATGTTCACAACGTCATGATCAGAATATTGTCTGAATGGTAGAATACGTAATGCCATAATTTTGTTTGTTTTAAATTAAGAAATTTCAATGTTTTCGCGAGAAAAAGCAGATTTAAACTTATCACGCAAAGAGGGTTCATTAGATGCTACAGCCTCATTTGCATTAGAGACTTCTGCATCTACAGGTTCAGCAGCGTCAAGAGCTTCTCCAATTTCGACTTCTTCAACAGAAGCTTTAGAAAGCTTTTTCGCTACTTCTTCATCAATACGAGCTTGAATTTGAGAATTAAATTCTTCTTGGACTTCTTTGTTTTTGTTCTTCCAAAGAACATCGAGCTTAGAAGCGAAAGCTTCGTAAGAAGCATCATCATCTAAAGTTTTCAGTTCAGAGGCGAGAAACTCACGATCTTGATCATCAAGTTCGAATTTCTCGTCAATTTGGTCCATACGAGTGTTAAACGAAGCGACAGCTTTTTGAGCTTTTTCTTCATTTTCATAACCAGAAATACGCTCGCTAGCGCTTCCTAGTTTTTCCTCAAGCGCCTTTACAGAAGCTTTAAGGTCTTCGTATTCTTTAATTTTATCTTCTTTTGCCAATTTCTCTGCTTCGATATCCTTACGGTACTGTTCGTCCCGTTGACGGATTGCATCTGCAAAGGTATCAGTCATAGAAGCGACAGCTTCTTTTGAGAATTTCTTCTCATTTAGAAGATCCTTCAATTCATTTAGAGTATTTTCAAGTTCCATATCGATAATGTTCTTTTGTGTGTTTACATTTAAATTATTATTTTGTGAAATTTTATCCCTCTTATCATTTATAAATATTTGGGTTTTTTCAGGAGGCTTCGAGTATAAGCCTTTCACATCTGCTGCTGGATTTAAGGTGTAAGCAATACCTAATGGGTATATATCACCCATGATTAATCTGTTTATAGTTTCCCCTTTGTCGGTCTTTCCATTACCACCATAACTTCTTAAATTACCTTGTAACTTAGCTATTTCTTCAGGATCAGATATAATTCTGGCTTCACTTAATTTATCGCTACCGACAGCTAAAACATAACTATTAAATCCAACTTCCCAACTAGCAGAAACTTTTTGATATTTATCACTTTCAGAATCTAAAGAATTTTTTACTAAATTAGTAAAATTTGGGTTTATTGTTTTATATAAAACAGCGCCCAAAGAGATATTGAAGGGTTCTTTAATAGTTTTAACCTCTTCTTCCCCCATCAACTCGCTAGACCCAAATCTGCTGTAACCAGCAGAAACAATGTGACCAACAATCTTTTGTTTATCATGCTCTATGTTTGTGGGCTTATGAATAAACTTGTCAGTGTATTTTATGGCGGTAGATGTGTCCATCCCATCACCATTTTTATTAAATTGATTAATTACCGCAGCATTAAATGCTACACCCATCAAATCTACGTTTTCATCGTAGTTGATGTTATCAGGCACTAAAGGTGCTAGATTTTCCAAAGAAGCTTTAGAAATCAAAGAAGCCTCGCTAATTTCACAAGAAATTAAAGGAGCCTGAAATGTTGTTGTATACTTATACTCCATCGCTATATTTTTTAGCCGCGATATCAGTAAGTAGTTGAGCGTAGCTCTTTTTGTCAGACTTTTCCTTTTTCATGTCTCCACCGCCATATCCAGCATCAGACTTTTTCTTCTTTTTGCGGAGCATTTCAAAATCTTTCTTATCGATCTTGCCGTCTTTATTTTGGTCTAAACCAGACTTCTGTTTTTCAGACATTTCGGCTTTCATCTTCTTTTTGCCATCTTTATAGCCAGCCTTCATCTTTTCTTCAGAATCTTTGTCGAACTTCATGTCTTTTTTAAGATCCTTTTTTTCAGCATCTTTTTTCTCTGAAGGAGCGCCTTTATCGAGCTTTTTCATTTTACTCTTGTCATCCTTAACAGCATCTTTTTCATGTTCGACCTTTTCTTTTTTATTGTCTTTTTTGAGTTCTTTAGTATCAATCTTATCATACTGCTTCTTTGTCATTGCAGCTTCGATCTCTTCTGAAGAAATAGATACTTCAATTTCTGTAGACTTAAAATTATTTTTTTTCATGGCTGTGATATAAAATTGCGGCTGGGTAAGTTTCTAAAGTATGTTGAGCTGAAATATCTAAAACTTCTTTTAAAGTGTCTAAATTTTCAATTTCGTTAAAGTCTTTTACACAAGATTCTAACGTTTCGCCCCAATATTCTTTATTATGGGAACAAACGATTGATTCACATAAATTTGATACCATCTCTTCTTGGGCTTCACTAAGCTTAGAAACTTTAAGATGAGATATCATTTTATCCTTTGCATCATGAACAAAGCTGTCTATATCATAAATAGTTTTTTGTATATTTGATCTAGAATATTTAGCATTAGCCAAGGGGATGTCAGTTGTTCCTTCTGGCCTACCCGCTTCTTTTCTAGGCCCACTAGCTTTATCATCTGGAGAATATACAGGCACTCCACCCACAATTGGGTTGTAGTAACCTTTTTCTCTATCTTCCAAGAAGTCTTGTTGTGCAGAGTCTAATTGATCTGGCTCTGGGAATTTACCATTATGGAACATTTCCATTCCTTGCTCTGGAGTAATAATTCCAAGCTCCATAAGCCTTGTAGATGCTCTCATTAGCTGCACCTCATCTCTCATATCAATGTCCTTCATCTTAGCTTCTGGCCATGAGCGGAACCCTAAGTCTTTAGCTATTCTTTTAATCTCTTTATTTAAGAAGTCATTTAAAAATCCATATCTGGACTCCTGTAGCCTATCGATGAATATTTGAGCCTTTACTTGGGTAGAATTAAACTTCTCTTCTCCGACCACAATGTTCTGCAACCCTTGCTTGATATCCTCGTTGAGTATTTGATATTTTTGAGGGCCAAGGACTAAGTTTAGTTCAGGAATAATAAATTCTGCTTTTGTCGTGTAATCAGAAACCAACACTCGCCCGACACTCTCGTTTTTAAACAAGTTTTGCATAGCAGCCATGTTATTTGGGTTTACCCCTCCTTTTTCTGGATCAGCACCCATAGTGATAAGTAAAATAACATTCTCTACAGTTCTAGTGATGGCTTGGTCCATTTTCTTCAACTCCATCTTGGCGTTGATATCTTCAAGAACAGGGAAGCCGAAAGGAACCGCAAATGGCTCATAGTCTTGTTTTTTATAAAAAGAGTAAGATAACCTTTTAGGGTCTAAGTTTATTTTAATACCTTTATTACTATAAGATCCATTATTAATAGAATCTTTAATCTCTGGGTCTAAAGCTTCAAATATAGCTAAATCTTCTTCTGTTTGAGGACTTCCAAGTCTCGCTATCTCATATTCAGATAATACCTTTTGGTATACACCCCCGTTAGTAAATGTAGTTGATCTTCTAGCAATAACATCATAAGGATTTAGAAGAATATATTTTAAAGGAACTTTATTGGCGGTCGCTCCGATATTTCCTACTTGATTAATTAATCTAGCATAATCGTCTGCTTTAAATTTGCCATCAATTCTATATAAAAAGATATTACCACTTCTGTAATATTCTCTAAAATATTGATCCTTAAGCCCTATAATGTTAACTTTTTTAAACCACTCGTAAAAAAACTCTCTGCTCTTTTTGCTGCCCCCTTCTAAGTAAATATCAGTGTTTGTGAACTCTGACATTATATCAATTGCGTTTCTAAATACAGCTACATTACAATAAGCTTTTTGGCACAGCTCAATAGCATCTCTACAAGTAACTCCATCAGAACCATACTCATAAGGCAGTAATCCCCTACGGATACTTGAGAACCTTTCTTTTTGAGTTACATAAGCAGATCTGTTTGTTCTAGACCCACTGAAAGTGCTTGTGGAAGCTCCTTGCCTTCTAGCTTCAGATGTAGAACTATAAGATGCATCGGAAGTATAAAAAGGTTCTCCTAAAAGTTCTGGAGAAGGTTCTTCTCCGATAGTCTGTGATGGGTGAGTGAATTTATCCCAATAATCAGAGCGCTTGGTGTATTTTCTTTTAGCCATAAATATAATTTATCTTACACGACAAAGTTAACTTTCAACTTTTTAAAGTTAAGAAATAAACATCGGAGTGAAAGTCGTTTGGGTATCAGAGATATCATCAGACTCCATATCATAAAAAATGTTCATCATCCAATTACCTAACACTAAAGCTGAATAAGAGTCTTTTCTGGCTTTATCAGCCCCACTTTGTTTTCTCAAGTTACGTGGTAAATCAAAACTTTGTGTGCCTTGGGCAGAAGTCGTAATTTGCACCAAAGCACACTGAACTTTCATTAAGTCCATCATATCTTTTTGATGCTCTACAAAATCAATCATTCTAGCTCCTTTACCCCCTTTGTCATTATTATCACCTTTAATGAACTTCAAATCATCTATCGGGACTCTAGATTTTCTTTGATTATTATAATCGTCATTCATAGCCGCTCCCGCGAAAAATATTCTTTTATGATCGAATGCTGATTGTAAAGATTCGTTAGCTAGCCTGATCCATGCTGAAGTCGGCTTTCTAAGAAACACAAATTTCTTTTCTGACTTATTATATTGATTTTTAAGCCTTCTTAAGTTTTTATCATAGTCTTTAGATTTATCTAGGTCGGCTTCTATGACACCAAGATTTAAATTTTTCTTTTTAAAGATTTCACTCTCATTGCAGGAGTTAATAAATTGGACTCCTCCATTGTAGTCACCCACTACAGCAGCTACATTAAAGTGGGTCAATATGTAAGCCATGTATTTAATATGTGTTTTTAAACTCGATCCAGAAAGCGCATAGCTATGGACAACAGTTCCTTTTCTAGTATCACGATTCAATTTTATTAAAAGCATCGCGAAATCGTCTGAACTTTCGCTTTCAGACCAAGAGGGGTCAAAAGCTAGAATATATTCATCTTTGGGGTTACCCACAACCTCTACGCATTGCCCTTCTCCGTCTGGTATGGTGCAAGCAGCCATCTTGCTCACCTTAAAGTATCCAGAGCTGTCATCTGTGAATATAGCACCAAACTCCCTGTCAAACTGGGAATCACTCATGGTGGATTTAGATTGATTGATTAGACTCTGATCATACAACTGTTCAGGAGCGCAATCATAACTAAAATGCATGATTGTTCTGTGTGCTCCGTCTTGCTTATTTTTATTTAAGATAAGAGCTTCATATTGCTGATAGATTTTATATAAATATTCAAATTTATAAGAAGCCGAGGATAAACCAATAATTTTGTTATTAGGCCACCTTTTTCTTTCTTCTTGTTTCATTTTACCCTGCTCGATCATCTGGGTTTCTAAATCATAAACCTCTTGACGCTCTGTGGGATTTTCCACAACAGATAGGAACGGTATGATAACCTCATTGTAAATTTTTTCAGGCATCAACAATAACTCATCAATAATCATTCTTTGGAATCGGAAACCCCTTAACTTTTCTCCATCTCCCAAAGGAAGTGCTCTGATACTACTTCTGCCGATCTCCATAACCCACTCATCGTTCATCTTAGATGTTCTAGTTATGCATTGAGAAAAGAAAGTAGCCTTGGGGCTTTTCGCTATATCTTCGATCTTTTTGAAAATCATTTTAGATTGCCTAAAAGACTTAGACAAAATACCTATCTGCACCCCCTGATTTAGAATAGCGTCTAATAGCGCGAAAACGCCCGTAGAGAAGCTTTTGGACATTCCCCGACTCCATATCCCCAAAAAGTAGTCGGACTCCATCATGGCCTTAATAGCCATATGCTGGAAGGGGAATAATTTAACCCCTGTAAACAATTCACAAGCAAAAGAAGGATTTTCCCTCAAGAATTTATAAAGCAAAACTTTCGCTTCAGTTTCCTCTATAAAACCCTCTTTTTCGAGAATATCTTTGTTTATATCCTTGTACTGTCGGTGTAGTTTCTGTTTTCCTGTTTCCCAAGCCATCTTTTTTTAATTGTTTGTCCCAAAAATACTGAAGGTCCACTGCCCAGAGCTTCGTGCCTAAAACAAGAATTTTAGGAATCAGTTCTTCGCTTTTCTCTCTAGACCCACTAAACACAAATTGACAGCAGTCTGTATACTCTGCCTGTATTTCACGCATCCTATGATAAACATAATCTAATTTAAATTTTTTGTATACCTGTTTATTAACAGCCCACATTTGATCAAAAGCTGTTTCTATCACCACATACAAGTAACAACCCGTAGATCTGCACCTATCTAATTCTTTTAAGAACCTATTGTATCCATTTGTGACAGTAGAACAAAAATCCTGGTAAGACTTCCTATCCACGAATGTATAGTCATATAAATCGCCCCCCACTGCATAATCCCCGACATCAAGCTTCAACAACTTAGAATTGGTGAAATGCAGGGGCTTCTGTTCTCTGGTATCTATCAGTATGGGTGTATCTGAATAATCTTTGTTGAATTGCTTCGGCAGAGGTTCAGAAAGCATAGGCTTCATTTCTAACTGCTTACATGTCTCTTTGTAGCTACCGAAGATCTGTTTACACAGATCTATGTCTGGCAGATTGCTAGTAAGTAGGTAAGTGGACGGGGGTCCAGACGAAACTGCTTTAGATAGGAATTTTTTGTTTAAGGACGCGACGATGAAATCTTTGACTTCCTCCTTTGGTGATTGGAGACACCATTTTTTCATATTTCTTTTATTTATGAAATCTGTAGCGAAATACTGTTTATAATTTTTAAAAGGTATTAACTCTCCAGTTAACTTGTCTTTTCTTCCATAATTCTCTACATAGTAATCTCCCAGCAGTTTACCGTGCTTTCTCATGTGAGAATGCAGTCCCTTTAAGGAATCAAATGAATCCCCACATATTTTACATTTATATGACATCTTGCTGTCCGATTCCCAAAACTCTTGCTTTCCATTCTGCCATACCCTCTAATCTTTCCGCTTCCTGCTTCACAGCCTCCTTTTGCATCTCTGCAATTCTTACCATTGTTTCTCTTTCTTCCTCTTCTTGGAAAAGTTGCACTATAGACAGAAATGAAGCATTTTCTTTGTTCATCTTCTTCATCCTTTCGCTTCTGTCTCCTTGAAGCTTTTTTGTCAGGTTCTCAATGCGGGTTTCACATTGATGATACTCTCCGCTCTTAGCTTTGATGATTTCAGCCAACCTGATAGACATTTCTTGCTGCTCGTCAGCATCATCGAACATACTATTCAGTTTGTTCAAGTGAGCGCTAATAACTTCTAAGTTTATGACTTCCTTGCACACGTTCAAATATAAATTTATTTCGTCTGCGGTTAAGTCGGGTTTATCCCAAGTCAATCGAGTAAATTCGTGTTCGAACAACACTCGATCCTCTTGATTTAAATAATTGTTAATAATTTTAAGAAATCTTGAGTTAGAAAAGTTGACCCCAAGTTTTTCTACGCAAATTTGTTTTTGTCTATTAAGTTTTGATTCATCTAACCTCAAACCAGTGGCATCATTGATTTTTTTGATGATTCGTGATGAAGACTTCGGTGCAATGTATGAATTGAGAGCACCTGAATCTTGAGAAGGTAAAATGTCAGGATTTACCTCTCTAATTTGAGATAAGACAGCTCTTTGCTCATTACTCAAAGGTCTGACAGATCTAGACGGAAAAACTATGCGAGCTATCTCTAAAGAAGACAATCCTTCTCCAGCTTGTTGAATTATGAAATCTTTTTGCTCTTTTGTGAATTCTATAGTCTCGGTAGGCATTCTTGCTGTCGTTTTAAAATCTATAGAGTTTTCTACTAAAAACTTTCTTACAGCTCTACCTTCTTTGGACCTCCCGTCTAAAGAATCGTCTTCGAAGCACTGCTTCGTCAAATCAATGAGATCGGGGATCTTTGATGCATTCTCCCTTAAAAAATCTTTCTGTTCTTTAGTTAGATCCATCTCCTATAATATCTTGCTCCTTTAGTATTTCCATAGCTACCTGTAGGAACTTCTTTTTTAAATTTTTCACTTGTCTATACCCAAGCTTCCTTTTTTGAGCAGAAATTTTGTAACCCATAAACTTAGCTACGTCTTCTTCGCTGCTTTTATCAAAATACAGCATTCTATACGCAGTATAATGAATATTACTCAAACGGATCTTCATTTGCCCATTTAATCTTTCTAAAGATACAGAAAAATTAAAATCTAGATATTCTTTACTCTTTACTTCTTTTACAAAGTCTTCGGTAGACAAAGGAAGCTTAACTTCTAAAGCTGATTTTTTAGTTTTTTCCCATTTTTGACATATAGGGCAAGTTGACGGATCATGATCTGGCTCATGCTGCTGGGGGCAAGGATTGACATAATTGCCGTAGTGATTTCTCACTAGGTTTCTTATTTGATTGGATATTATTCTACCAATCCAAGGTTCAAGAGGTCTTTCTTGATCCCACATGTGCCACTTCTTAGAAATGTGCAATTTGATGATTTGCTGAACATCGTCGAAGTCGAACCATTTTACAGCGTTAAGTCTCCACTTATATTGCTGTTTTTTAATCGCTGCATCAATTACTTCAGAAAAGTCTTCATAAGTATACTCACCCTTCTTTTTTCTTTTCATCAATAAATTCATTAATAGATCTAGCCCTCTTAGCCCGACCTTGATCGGATTTAGTTGACTCGCCTACCAATGAACCAAAAGTCATAGGACTTTTGTCAGACGCTTGGACTTCTACTTCAAAATTTGAAATTGTAGGTACACTCTCTGCATCTGTCTCGTCTTGAGAAATAACTACAGATTTTTCTAGCACAGGCATACCTGCTGAAGTGTTGGTCGAAGTTGTAGAAGCTAAAGAGTTGAGTTGTATACCACACTTCCCACAAAAATTAGGTTTTGCATTAGCATAAGAAAGTTTCGCACCGCAACTGTGACAAAATAGATGAGCCATACTATATATTTATATAATTAAAATTAAATTTTTCAAAAAAAGAAAAACAAGGCTTGTGTCTTTTATGTTTGTAGCAGTTCGCCGCTTGCGCGTAACACTTTTTTCTTGCTTTAATATATAATATTACACTTTCTTGCCTTTTTCTAACTTAGAAATGATAAACTTTAATATTTTGCTTCTAACAATATCGTTTTTGTTAAATGAAAAACAACTTATACCGTTTTCTTTAGACTCATCATCAGAAAATATATCAAACATATCTTTAAACCCAGTCTTACCATTAATATCGCTCTGCATAAAGTCTCCGCATATACACAGCTTAGTATCTTCTCCGATACGAGTGATTAATGTAGTTAATTCTTTGAACGTAAAGTTTTGAGCTTCATCCGCTACAATTAACTTATTGTTCCAGTTAGCGCCCCTCAAAAAGTTTATAGGTATAGCTGATACTCTTTCTTTTTGTTTTAAGAACGCAGTATCGCCTTCATGTATTATTTCTTCAAGTTTATCATATAGAGGTAGGGTGAAAGGGTTAAACTTTTCAGACATATCTCCAGGAAGACTCCCTAATCCTTTATCTGCGCTTTCTACAATACTTCTGATGTAAAGAAGGTCTTTCTCGTTATCTTCAGCCATTAAACGTAAACAACCATATAAAGACATGTATGTTTTACTAGAACCCGCTGGCCCAGACACAAACATGATTTTTACTTCAGGATCTAGTAGAGTCTCTAGAAATTTGCGTTGATTCGGGGTGAACTTAAATTTCCTCTCTTTGAATTTAATAGAGAAGAATGTATGAGGCTCTAGACGAAAATTAGACAATTTTTTAAGTGCCATATGTAATATACATTACACTGAAATTATAATTTAACCTGTTTAATTGTAGCGCTTGTCGCTAAAGTCTCTCCTCCTTGCGTAGAAAAGGACTCGGCCAGCAACCTAGAACCATGTGGAAAATTAATTAAATCCGCAGTTTCTGACATAACAGTAGTCCCACCTATACCGCACAGATTAACTATTAAATTGTTTTTTAAAACGTCTCCACTAAAATCTATTAAATTTTGTAATCCAGTAGAATTAATGCTAATTTCTTCCTCGACACCATCTAAAAGCATTTCCGAAGCATTTATAGAACCAATACCATAAACTGGAGTTCTAGAATAGTTTCTTTTAAAGCTTATTTGACTTTGTGTTTTATTTAAAATGTTCGCATCACCGCAGACTACGCTACAGGTATGGCCATATGCTACAGCATCGCTGTCCAAATGAGGAGCAGACGGGAGAAGAGGGATGGGAGGATTCGGTCGAAAAACCCTCCCACTAATTGTTCCACCAACCGCAGGTTCTAAAGAAACAAAATTCGCCTTCAATGTAACAGGAGCGAATGGACTAACGTCTACAGAAACATCCGTAGCGTAACATTTGCCATAAAAACCGCTTCCTAATTGAATCGATACAAAATTATCTTGATTCGCATCTTCTAGAAATTTTAATCCAGACAGCATCCCTGTATGTAGTATACAGTCAACTGATATATCAGCAGTGAGCGCTCCATTAAATACGAACTGGTCATCATGGACTATTGTTTTCCCCTGTTTACGTTTGGGGCTATGATTTGTATTGTAATTTACACTGGCTTGAGTGGCAGGTATATAACCTTTCATTTCCGAAATCAAAGTCGTACCCACTCCAACTTGACCGATATAAACAGGAAACTCACTATATGGTAAACTCATTTGTTTAATTTACACCATTTTACTGATTACCAACTACCATAAGGCCAAAATTTGCCGTAGCGTATGATATCCAGATCACACCCCAACCATATTCCTTCTTCATGAAATACGCCACAGCCACAACCCCATACATCAATCCCGCCAACAAAGGCACATACTTTGTTATATCGTCAAGAGTCACTTCTAATTATAGGGTCTGATTATTTTTTTTAAACAATAAATAGAACTCATGCCCCCGTTTACCACGCCCAGACAAATGGGTGGGGGTTTCACCGTTGATAAATTGATAATGGACTCCCCCCCCGATTTTGCCACGCAAACGCTTAAAAATATTTTCAGAAATGGGGTAGGGTCTTGTGGGGTGTCAAGTCTTTTTTAAATAAAAAAAATAAATAAAAGAGCAAAAAAAACCTTGCAATAAACTCCGAGGTGTGCTATACTACTCGCATGACAGAAACAAATACAACCCCAAGAACTGACCTCGACAAATTCTACACAGAGCGCAACGCAGCGACTGCCATGCGTGATGACCTCTTCTTTCTAGTAGGTTGGCTTTCCGTAGACGAGCCAGAGACATCTAAGAGACTTGAGGCTATACTGACACAACACGCAGAGAACAGAGAACAAAGTTACATGTAATCTTTTAAGTAAAAAACATCAAAAAAGATCTTGATTAACTTCTAAATCTATACTATACTACACCCATGACAGAAACAACTTCAATCCCCACTAAGTCAGTCCAAAATCTAGAAATCAGTGATGATATGCATGACACGGTTGAAATGGGATATATGGAAGCAGATAAGTGTTTCTACTACTGCGAATTCTCTTACAAAGGAAAGTCTTACGAGGGAGTCATTGAAGCAGTTAGGGTTTGGGACGAAGGTTCTGAATGCGCTTTCGTAGAATGGGAAGGCGATACCATTAATAACGTCGAAGAAAAATAATTCAAAATAATAGCAAAGAAAGCTTGCATCACTCAAAAAAATAAACTATACTACCCACATGACAGCAAACAAAGAATACTACCGCAGCGTAACTTGGGACGATGGTCGCACAGTCAAATTCAACGATGACTTCGAGGTAGAAGGCTTCACCAAGGTCACCGATATCTGGCCTTCCGAAAGTTCTATAGCTAGGAACCTTGAACAGCGCAAGGCTTTAGGCGGTGGCAAGTCTTTCGGCTACCGCTACAAGTCTATGCAGAGACAAGACTGGTATGTAGACTTCGACGCAAAAGCTTACTGGGCTTCTGATAACGTATAAAAAAAAACTTGTCTAACTTCTAAATCTAAACTACACTACCCACATGAAAAAAATATTCGCTATAATCAACCACTTCATTGACCGCTTCCTCATGTCCATGATGATATGCGTAAGCTTCAATCTCGTAGTCATCTGCGCTGTCGTTCTGATCGGCGCTGGCCCTCAACTCTTCGCCAGCGTTCTGCACGGGTGGGATGGCCCCGACTTTCTCGCTGTCATGTTTATACCGAGCACGGTCGGCGCGGTTCTCCTAGTGATAGGGGATGTGATCCTAAAGAGACTCTACGAAAAATCTTGATGGGGTAACCTGTCGCTGTCATGGAGCCTCGTCACCCAAGGGTGGCGGGGCTTTTTCTTTGCAAATAAACTTAAAAAAAAACTTGACACGGTTGCTTGTTGGTGGTATGAGAAAAACCTCGTAACTCACTGATAGTCAACGAGTTAGGAGGCGCGGCCCCCCGCCCCCGCCTAAGTGCTTGATACTCAATGACTTACAACACGTAAAAAAAAAATGCGTAATAACGCAAAAAAAAGCTTGCGGCTCTCTCAAAAATCCTTTATACTCCCCCCAGTAAGAAAGCTCTATAGTCTAACGAGTAAGACATTCTCCACGGCCTCTCGGTATACCGAAGCCACCGCAACCCCAATGGTTCGGGTGAGGAAGACAAAGGTGCAAGTCCTTTTAGAGCCGCCAATTTTCCCCAAAAAATAAATTGATTAGATATGAAGAAAAAGATGATTGTTAAGTTGTTTTCAAAAGGTGGAATCCTTCTCTTCTCACATGAGTGTGAGGGTGTTTCAAGTCTCGAAGTCGGGCAAGAGTTAGCTGAAAAGCCCTTCTTCTCAAAGTATATGGATGAATGGGGCTGCAATATGGTTGTAAGCCCTCTTTAAAAAAAAGTGTTAA